CTCGCAACTTAGACTTCAAATCATCAAGAGTTATAATCTCTTCTTTCAGTTTCTTCAAATCAGTGTGATCTGTATTCTCAACATGTCCGTTTTCTAAATGGTCTACCTCTGATTGTAATGTTGCATTGAATTTTTGCAGTTGAGACATAGAACTATTCTCTTTTGCAATCTCAACATTGTTTGATTGTATATCCTGATTGACTTCATTGATTATAGCAATATTTGCTTTAGTCGCATTCAATTCATCTTTAAGGTCATTCATTCCTTTAGACAACTTATCGGCTTCAGTTTTCTTTTTATCAACTATATCAGACTTGAAAATTTCATCAATGTGCTGTTGACAAGTAGGACAATCTTCATTGGATTCAAAGAATCCAACAAGTCTACTGTGTGCCCTATGTTTTTCTTTCAGTTGGGATTGAATGTCCTTTAACTTAGTGAACTTCTCTTCAACCTTTGAGGAATCAGATATCTTCTCATGCATAACCGCAATATCATCTTGAAGGTCAGCAATCCTTCTTTTCTTTTTAAAAACTTCTTCTTCATTACCAGAAATTAAAGTTGTTTTTTCAACCAAAAGTTTTCTTTTGTTTTCTTGTAAGTCCTCAATATATTTTTCTTTCAGAGAAATCTTTTCTGAAGTTAGTTCAGCCTTGTAACGAATGTCCTTCATACTATCATCAATTGTTTTTAGTTTCTGCTTGAGTATCATATTCATCAAAGAAAAGATTTGAATATCCAAAATCTCTTCAACAACATCTCTACGATGCCGTGCCTTCAACTGCATGAAAGGAACGAATGTAGATGAACCAAGAATAACAACCTGTGTAAAACTACGATAGTTCAATTTTAGAATCTGTTGTTCTAGATACTTCTGGTAATCTCTGGAATTTGCATCCTGATTATACATCTTACCATTGATGTAAATCTCAAACACATTTGGTTTGATGCCACGAACAACCTTTACTTTCTTACCACCAACCTTAAACTCTACTTCAACAACACATGCACTAGCATTTACAGTGTTAAGAAGTTGCGGCTTGTTGATATTACGAAAAGGTTTACCAAATAATCCAAAGCATAGTGCGTCAAGCACAGTAGATTTCCCTGCGCCGTTCTCACCAATAATCAGTGTAGTTGATTGTTTGTTTAGTTGTATTTCGGTAAAATTATTTCCAGTTGATAAAAAGTTCTTCCACCTAACGCATTCAAAAGTGATCAAATTTCTAAATCCTGTGCTTCAGTATATAAAGTTCTCATTGTATTCTTCAGTCTATCTTTACTTAGGTCTACGGGCAACTCGTCAATATATTTTTCCAGCAATGTCATCGTATCTTCTGAGTTCTCAACAATATCATCAGATACATTACTTGCATCCATCTCTGAAAAGTCTTCAACGATCTTAACATCATGACAGTCTGCGGCCAAGAGCTTATCTACAAATCTATCGAATTGGAACAAATCTTTCTTATTGACTACCACCAGTTTCACATACTTATTCTTGTAGGCCGACATATCATGATTGTCATCGAATGCTGACACTGTATCATCATAGTAAATCTTGGAAAAGATATTGTATGGATTTACAATGCGTTCAAGTTCTCTTGTCTCTGTATCGAATACATGAAACCCCTTTGGGTCTTCCCAATCATTCCAGTAGATTTCATATGGTGTGCCGAGATAATACACCTGACCATCATCTGACTTGTGATGATAATGACCGCTCATAACTGTATCAAACTTTCTAAACTCTTGTCTGTCCCAACCATGATCCATGAACATGCCCTTCTGCATTTCAAAGCCATTCAACTCCAAATGACCCATACAGATTTGAGCAGAGGTTTCATCAATCATACCCATAGAATGAATATAGTTTTGACTGTTAATCCAAGGCATGAAAAGAATTTTACACCCATCGAACTCTACCTCTTGTGCTTCTGGATATACCTTAATGTTACGGAATTTACCGTCTACAAGCTCCTGTAGTGAGTTCACATCGTTGGTGTTCTTATAAAAGGTGTCATGGTTCCCAACTAACATGTGTAAATTAACTTTCAGCTGACTGAATGGTAATATGAATCTTTCACGAAAATCTTTCGCAGTCTTATACGAAACAAATTTCCTACGGTCCATAACATCGCCTAAATGAATACAAGTTTTTATATTGTGCTGGTGTAAATATGGAAAGAACACACCCTCATAGAATTTATAAAAATATTCATTAAAATTTGCGTTGTCATTTCTTGCCCCAAAATGGGTATCAGTAATTAGTGCAATTTTCAAGAATCTTTCTCCCATATCTTTATTTGTTCTGGATCGAAATACTTACTTGTCTTTTTTCCAAAGAATAAAGAGGTCACCGTTGTCCCTTTACCTTTGTTTTTGCCGGGGAAATCCATACAGAAATATTTACCCAACATAAAATTATACGCATCTAAGTTCCATGTGCCATTATCGAGAATGACTTGGCTGTTACTTTTTTGATGTTTCTCCACAAACTTACAAAATAATTCTCTTGACAAAACCTTTGGATTATTATCTACAATAATAAAATCACTAGTGCTGACTCTATGTTTAAATAAATCATCATCAAATATAGTTGTAGGATTATATAAAACCAAATCTACATTTTCAGCTACATCCATAGATGCCCATTGTGGATCATTCTCATAACTATACACTGATTTAAAATGATTTGACCAAAAAGCAGTTGATCTCCCAGAACCAATTTCAAGAAGTGTTTTTTCTTTCAGGTCTTTAAAGTTGAGTAGAAAGAAGTTCATAAAAGTAAAAGTTAAATTAGGATACGGACTTTCCATCACTATCCTCCATAAAAATTTCTAACCCTTTTTTCTTTGCTGGTTCTTTTTTCTTTGGTTTATAAACATCTTCTTCCGGTAAAAACAATTTTGTATCAATCCCTTCAACATAATAAGAAGAATCATCTCCTTCCATTGTAGTAAATGAATCGTATGCATCTCGCTCAATCATTTTGTTTCTTACATGACTTTGCTTTTTCTCTTTCGCAATTCGTCTAAGAAAAGCATAATAGATTATTTGTGTAAAATACGCAAAAGGATTATTAGATTTTTCTGGATTAAAGTTTTTAACATATTGCAAACAGTTTTCAATACCATCAGAAATCATATCTTCTCTGTATGTGTAATTGATAAAGTTTGGTTTGTAAGATAGATGAGTAGCAATTTTTAGAAAACACTCACCAATATAATCTGTAACGGGCGGTGTTTGGATTTCATTCTTTTCAGCAAGGTCATATCCTTCACGCCACTCAATCATTGCTCGTAAAAATTCTTTATTATCGACATAATGAATACTTTTTTTCTTTGCCATTTAAACTCCTTCTAATTATCATTATACTAATAATACACTAATAGAATATAATTGTCAAGACCCATAAGGGGACTTGACAAAGGGTCAAAATTTGTCTATTATTACTATGTGGAGTCTTCAATGAATGAGTTTAGAATCTACTTTAGCTTCTCTTAGAAGGTCATCATATACCTCTTCATCCATATCTTCTTCTGGAATCAGGTTAACACTGTTATCCCAATCAGCATCAATTCTAAGCATCACGTATTCATAATACTTTGATAATCCTACGGAGGCATCAGCTATCAAGATACACTGACTCTTATCTATATTGAAATACTTTTGGTCTGTAAAATGATGCATCCAAGGCGTCAAGTTCAAAGTTTCCCCCACTTCACCTATTCGGTTCTGTATTGGAACAACATCCATTTTTAATGGATTCATAATGTCGTACATTATATCATCGTGAGCGTTTAGTTCACACACAATCATTTCGCCGTTAGACAATTTCAAAACTTTATAAGAATCTAAATTCATTTTAAGTTTATCCTTTTAATTTCATAATCAAATTGTTGGTCATCATATATATTTATACGTTCTTTAAAATGTCTCAAAGTGAAATTGAGTTTAGAATCGAGGGAGAGATCGTCGGCGATATCGTATAGCCGTAACGTCTTGTCACCCCCTTGTTGCCGCAAACCCCGCCCCAGTGACTGAAGCACCCTGATTTTGCTTTTTGAGGGGCTTGAGAACACGATGTTGTGAATGTTACGAATGTTAATACCAGTGCTAAAAGTCCCATAACTCGCAACAATGATGGCATCTTTTTCATTTTCTACAATCTCCCGTATTTCTTCTCTGGTGTCTGTATTGACACCACCGTATACAAAGAAAACCTTTCTGTCTTTATATTTATCTTTAATTAAATTATAAAGAGGTTCACCATGCTTCTCTACGAATTGGAAAAGGCAGAGAGTGTTACCATTGCAATAACCCACAAGGTTGCATAGAAAAATATTCCTTTCAACCTTAGTGACGATGTATTCCAATTCTGCCGCATACTCAAAGTCCTTTACTATTTGTCTATCCTCATCAGGATATTTTAAAATTATACATTTAATTTTTAAGTCTGCTAAAGTTTTATTGTCAATTAATTCTTTAGTGGTTATTACATATCTTACTTTACCAAATAACCCTTCCAATACTAATCTGTGTGTCTGTGTATCATCAAGAGTCCCTGTTAATCCAAAACGATATTTGCATGTATCAAGTTTTGTCATAATACCTGTAAGTGACTTTGCTTTAAACAAATGTGCTTCATCACCAAATACAGCACCAAACTGTCTAAAATATTGTCTAGGCATTCTGTGAATAGATTGCCAAGTGGATATTACAACATCCTTTGTTACTTTTTTATCATGACCTTGATATATTTTTTGACAGTATGTTTCAGAACTCCACCCATAATCTTCAAAGTCTTTATACATCTGTTCGACAAGCGAAGTTGTTGGAACCAAAATTAAAGTTTTTAGTTCCATCATCTGGTAGTAACGAATGAGACAGTATATTATTAGTGACTTGCCGGAAGCAGTAGGAGAAATAAGCAAAGAACGATTTGTGGCAATAGCATGGGCAATGGCATCAATTTGATAATCTCGTACTTCAATCCGTTTTCCATCAAGGGTTGGTCTAAGCCCTCGTATAAATCCTTGCACCACACTTCCGGCCACTGTGCGTTCACTTCTAACTCCGGTTTCCAGTTCATAATTTCCACCATTATTTTTAAGGTACTCTTCTATATAGGGGAGAAGTCCAACATATATCTCACCTGTGACAATATTGTACAATCTGATTTTTCCATCCCACATCTTGCTTCTGTATGCAGGCATGTATTTGAAACCGGGAACTTCAAAGGTAAAAAAATCATTGAGTTCAGCAGCTACGGATGGTTCAACATCAGACAAGCTTAGATATACTTCGCTCTTTTTAGATATTAGCATTTTGGAAAGTTCCGACTTCCCCATACTCACCCCTAACAATAATATTCCAAGATACACTAATTCTGTCTACGGGAGTTGGAGGAACCCAATGTTGCAGCCATGCTGGAAAAATATATCCAGTGCAGGGCAAACAATTGAACTGAACCATATTTGAGTTATACTTGTTTGATTCTTTTCTTGGAGCAAGGACACTTGATTGAACTCTAGGATCAAAGAATTGAATTGGTGATGCTGGAAATTCAGAATGAAGATAAAATACTCCAGAGAGTAAGTTGTTGGAATGTGTATGTGGTGGATGTGATTGATTAGGCTTTAGATGATTTGACCACATGCTTGTAATTTCTATTTTATCAAACTTGTATTTTAAATCATTTAAATATTTCTCATTCTGTTCATGAATAATATCTACCAATTTTCTAAATGTAGATAGATTCTGTAATCCATCTTTAGATTGATTCACCATATCTTCATTTTCATTTGCTAAAATGTAAGTATCCATTTGTGTTACATCAAGTGCATTGAGATCATTAAAACCACAATTAAACTGATACACTACCGTTGGAAATATTTCGTGTTTTATTACATTAACCACGATATTACACTCCACCTTTCTCCTTTTGTTACTGGTTTAATCTCATGAGGAAACATGAAGGTAGAAGGGAAAATTATTGCAGAACCAGCTGTATAATGAATTTCATTACCAGCAACAATAAGTTCTCCTCCTTCATAATCATCATTAGGAAACATAAAAATTGAAACTTGTGGATAACCCCATTTTTCAGATGCAGCTATCCGTTCCCACGATGAATTCTCAGGAGAGTTATTTGAATCCTTATGTGGTTTATAACGAAGATCACAATGCTCAATCACATAACCACCAGTATCATATCTACCAATACGAAAATCAGTATGATGTGTAACATTAAATGTTTCATGTTCTTTTTTATAAAGATCAGCTACCTTGGAACGTGATTCTTTTAAAGCTTGATATAAGTTATGATATTCATGATGAACATCAAGCCAATCTTCATCGAAGTCCGCTCTAGTTTCACTAGCATTACCGCCAATAAAAGCTGATGCATTTGCGTCTGGTGGCTGATCTGTTCTTGCACGCCAATCCCAATTACTTTCAATGATTTCTTTACACATTGCACTATCAATAATATTTTCATAATAACCAATCCAATTTTTTACATCAACCATGATATTACACTCCACCTTTCACCCTTTGTTACCGTTGTTACTTCATGTGGAAACATAAAGTTTGAAGGGAAAATTATTGCAGAACCGGCTTTGGGTTTGTATTTATTTTCTGCAACAATAATTTCTCCCCCTTCATAATTATCATTTAAAAACAAGAGAACCGAGACTTGGGGGTATCCATATTTTTGACCATGAGAATGGTGTATGTTGTCAATATGTGAGGACATAAAACCATTAACACCATACTTGTTAATACGAAAGTCAGTATGATGGATGCAAGCAAAGTGTTCATGTTCTTCTCCATAAAATCTCATAGACTTTAATACGGCATCTTTCAAAACTGGATAAGGTCTGTTTTCTTCTCTAACCCAAACCTCATCCATTCTAACTCGTTCTTCGCTATTGTGGTTTTGTCCTTTATGACTAGAATATGTTGATGGATTCCAGTCCCAAGGATAATTATAAATACCTTCTATTTGACTACCAGAAATAACATCATCATAATAACCAATCCACTTTCTCATCAAAAACCCCCGGCAATAAACTTCTTCCAATCTTGGGCATTACGAATATCCCATCCTCTACTATCTATAGACTTAATAACACCATCTATAAACTCTATTACTATTTCATAGTATATAATTTTTTTCTCAACCTCTATAACGTCTTCATCAGAATTTATATAAACGCCAAGATCAGTTTTCAGAACCTTGAGGTCAAAGGGTTTTGCAGCATAAACTTTTGCATCAGATTTACCGCCATAATATTCCCATTTTTGGCGATACAACCTTTTATGTTCAGCTTTGCACTGAAACATCATAAGTTTATATTTGGACTTATAGTCCAGCCATTTTGGTTTGATGATTTGATTTTTATAAGATTGTTGGTGTAGGTCTTCATCATCTAATATAATAAGGTCTTCTTTGGCTTCCACCTGTAGTTCACTTAACTTGTCCATTTATTTCCTTTACAATGTAGTAAATTCATATATTTGATATGAGAATGTCGCACTCGCTGTTATATATTGAACATCTGTACCCTCTTGACTAAATTGCAATGCACTAAGAGATACGGGATACATATTTTGAAAATCAACTTGAATAATTGCATTATTTTTATTTGATAATATTATTAAGTTCGCATCAGAAAATAATGCATTTGCTGGAGTTGATTTTCCAACCCTTTCGGCTGACGGATTAGATATAGATACACTAGGTGTAGTTGATGTATTTGATCTAAAATCTCTAAACTGCTTTCTATCTTTTGGAAATCCTATAGCAGTCATCCACTCATGTAATGACCTATAGTTTTCTAAAAACTCGTCAACTATAAAACTAATAGTTAATTGTTCATATGTCAGTTTATCACCCATAACTGGAATGGATTTAAATGGAGTTTCAAACACAGCGTCACCCAGATTGATGCCGGGAATATTTGCAGCAGTTGTGAAAAACTCAACCTTCGGTAATTGGTTAATACCAAAACGAAATTGAGTTGGGCTAAGATAATCTAACTTATCTGGTTGTCTTTCTAGTGCAGTTGACATATAACTATTTATAAAGAAAAAAAGGGGAGAGCCGAAGCCCTCCCCAAGTTTATAGTTAAGTTTCTTATTCTTACATTAGGTTCAATACTTTTACCCGACGATAGTAAGAATTTTGGTTCGCTGTAAGTGCGATTGTAGCAGCAGTATTTGCAGCTTCGGCACCAGCAACGGCGAATGGGTTAGCAGCCATACCATAACGGGTTTTGAAACCAATTTTGGGCTGGAAGTTACTCTCACCAACCGCACGAACCATTTGTAATGGAACATATGGGCAGTAGAAGAAACCAGCATCATAAGGTGATGTACCCTTATAACCAACAACATAGTACTGACTTGCAGAACTATTTGCTGAGTATGGATCAACATAAACCTTATAACGACCATTCATCACACCAGCAAATGTGGTGGATGTGTCATCAACATTAAGGTTGTTGTTGAGGGCAGGAGTGTAATCAAGAACACCGGCCATCTGAAGTGCAGAAGCAACATCAGAGGAACAGATGATCATATTACCCTTACCACGACGAGTCTGTTGACCAATCGCATTGGCATCACGCTCAATCTGGAACATAAGTCCCTTGAACTTCTCAACTGACCAACGACCATTTGAGTCGGTGTCAAGATCGAAGATACCAGCAGTTGTTGTATTGATTTGTGCGCCAGCTACAGCAGTCTTGTAGATAGAACGAACAACCTCACGGTTGATTTCTGCAAGAATTTCTGTTGAAAGAATGTTAGCAAGCTCTGTCTCGGCATCCAAACCGTGGATTGCTTTGAGGTCTTGAGCAAGTTCCATTGAATACTCAGCTTTCAATGCACGAGAAACTGCCGTAACAGTTGACTTATCAATACTGAATGACATCTCAGCAAAAGCGTTTGTTCCGCTATCGCCAAGTGCTTCACTTTGAGCAGTTGTCATACCAGTTGCGAATGTGTAAGTTCCAGCAGAAGGACTGTCGTTAAGAACGGCAGGATTGCTTTCACTTGCACCAACATCACCACCACCGATAGTACTGGCAGCATTTTGGTTCGAGAAGTCACCAGAGAAGCCGTTAGCAGCTGCGCCGGTTGTCTCATCGACCAATGCTTCTTCACCATCCATCGAAGCATGACGGGCACGCATTGCAAAGATAAGTCCTGTTGGACCTGTCATTGGCTGAACGCCACACACATCATATGCGATGAGGTTTGGCATTGCACGGCGAACTAGTGAGATCAAAATTGGGTCCCAATTTGATACACCGGACACATTACCTGTAGGAACGGTTTCTGCAAGGAAACTTGCATCTTCTCTTAAAGCTTTTTCTTGGTTCTCAAGAATTACAGTGGTAACCGCCCGACGATACGAATCTTCAATATTTGGAAGATCAGGATGTTGGAGGACTGGGGCCCACTTTTCTTGTAGATGTTCTGTTTGAAACATTTGTTTCTCCTTTTAATATTTATTACATCTATTTATTATGTTTATAATCTAAACAGCGCCCTTGATACGTTTCTCTGTACGACCAATAGCAGACATATACGCCTTCATTGCGTCAGTCGTATCAATGTCCTGTACGGCGCTACCATAGCTCTCATCATCATTTTCATAAGTCTCAACTGAACCAGTCTTTGGGAAATAACTTTCCTTTAGAGTGTCCAACTTTTCACGGAAAATATCGTGGTCTTTAAAATCAACCTCTTCCGTTAGTGACTTAAACTTCTCAAATTGTGTGTCAGTCAAATCAGAAGCAACTTCTAAAATAACCTGTTCCCGAACTAACTTAGAGTTAGTAGAATTCATCTGGATATTCGATTCCATAGTTGAATTCAACTGCTCTTCTAATTCGGCAATCTTGTCAGATTGTGCTTCCAGAACATTGTATTTTTCGTCTGGAACATCAATGTAATGATCTTCAAATAATTGTTTCAAACCAGAAATAAAGTCTTCAGCAATCTCACCTTTAAGTCCACGCTCAATTGCCAACTCGTTTTCTTTCATCCATTCCTCAACAACATAATCGAGGTATTGATCTACTTTTTCTGCGAGAGTATTCTTATGCTCATCAAGTTCTACTGCCATAGCAACTTGTTGCTCTTCAGTAATTCTTTTTAATTCTACTCTAGTCTTAGATTTGACCGCAGCTTCA